GGTGATGACGTAAACAGAATTCAGATTAATAATGGGGATACTTTAAGAATTGATGTTGTCAAACAAGATCCATTGTTAGATGGTAGTGTTTCCTACTCTCAGTTCTTAGTTTAATCTTCCCCGTATATATCTTTTTTCTCCTTACATTTTTCAAAAATAAGGTTCTCTAAAAACTTATACATTTTAATTCCCCTCTTATCACAATACTTCTTTAGTGTTTCGTGAGATTCGATTGAAATTTTTAAATTTTTTATCTTCTTAATATCTTTATCCATAGGGCAGAAAAAAGGCAGAATAAAATCATACCAAAATATAAATACTTTCTATAATGTAAAGTTTTTCCTTTTTTCTATAATATTTATAGGTAAATAAATAAGTAAAAGACATTTTTAAATTATGGCAACAAACAGTAAGGTTTTTGTTTCTCCTGGTGTATATACTTCTGAAGTTGACTTAAGTTTTGTAGCACAAAGCGTTGGGGTAACTACATTAGGTATTGCAGGTGAGACTTTAATAGGTCCTGCTTTCGAACCGATCTTTATTACAAGTTTCGATGAATTCCAAACCGTATTTGGTGGGACTTCACCTGAAAAATTTGTTAATACTCAGATCCCTAAATACGAAGCGGCCTACATCGCAAAAGCATATTTACAACAATCTAACCAATTGTTTGTAACTAGAATATTAGGTTTATCTGGTTATGATGCGGGACCATCTTGGTCAATAACAACGGTTGCAAACGTTAATCCTGCAACAATCAATCAATGGTGTTTAAGTTCTGTAACTGATTTTGATACTTGTGTTACAACTTGTGTGACACCTAAAGTATTATCATTCTCAGTACCATTTACGGCTTGTACTAATGGAGAACAAACGATCGGATATAACGGATCATTCCCTTCAATTATAGAGGATATTCTTGCACAACAATATGAAGAATTTAATGGGGACACATCAACATTAGAAGCTCAAATTAATAGTTTGATATTTGGTGTAATTACAAGTGATAATCCGTACACCGCTGAAGACGAACAAATCGCATATTTTGGTTCTATCGATACAGATGACTACAACACATTAAATGGTGCTGGTTGGACGGCAGAAACAAACGTATTCGAAGTCCCTTCAGTTTCGTTGGATGCAACTGATCTTATGTCATCATTAAATGACTCTTGGTACTACGCATTATTTGCTAACACTGGTAATACAAATTATTCAGGTTATTCATTCTTTACATATGTGTCAGGTTTAACGGCTTACTACCCTAACCCAACATCAACTCCTCAAGCGTCGGCAACACCGACACCAACACCATCATTTGTTAACCCTTGTATTACCCCATCACCTTTTACTTCACCAACACCAACACCAACACCGGTTAATATTGATTGTTATTCAGGTACGGTTGTGGGTAAAATTTATTACTACACGGGGACATCTTATGTTGATTACGATAACGTAGTTGTTGCAACTTTAAGATCAAGAGGTTTATCAACTTATACCACAGACACAAACCCAATGTATTCAGTTACGGGTGTAACAGATGTTTCTTTAGATATGACAGGACAATATTCTGGTGTTCTTAAGAACCCTTATTTAACATTTGCGGTAAATGCAAAAGATAAATTTGGAACAAACTTTACGTTTGAAACATCATTAACACAAAATGATCCTGAGTATATCACAAAAGTGTTTGGAGTTAGTAACTTCCAAAAACCAAGAATTGAGGTTCCAATATTTGCGGAAGAAGTATTCCAATCATTCTTAAATTATTCTTGGAAAAAAGGATACATTAGAGGATTAAACTCTGAGTTTATTGAATTAGATTCTGCTCAAAGCGGTGACCCTAATTCAATTGGGTGGTACTTAGACAGATGGCAAACACCTAACTCACCTTGGGTTGTATCTGAATTAAGAGGTAATAAAGTTTATGACTTATTTAGATTCTATACAGTTTCTGATGGTGATGCGGCAAACACATTAGTTAAAATATCGATTATTAATCAAACATACAACAACTTAACGTTTGACGTATTAATTCGTGATTATTTTGATACCGATGCAAATCCAGTGGTTATTGAGAAATACACTAATTGTACGATGGATCCGGGACAAAATAACTTTATCGGTAATAAAATCGGAACATTAGACGGAGAATACATATTGAATTCTAAATATGTTATGGTTGAAATGAATGAGGACGCACCTATCGATTCACTTCCTTGTGGATTTAATGGATTTAATTTTAGAAATTATGCGGGAGCTAACTCACCATTCCCAATCATTAAAGGTAAATACGATTTCCCTGGTGAAGTTATTTATAACCCACCATTTGGTTTATCAACAGGTAACGATGATGCTTTAATTAGCCCAGGAGACAATGTAAGAAGAACATACTTAGGTATATCTAATAGCCTTGGATGGGATCCGGCTTACTTCGAGTATGTTGGTAAGAGAAATCCAAACAACACTTGTGATATAGATGGTTTACCATTTAATTACAGGTCAGCAGGTTTCCATATGGATGTTAACGCTAGTGGATTAACAATCGGACCTGAGTTCTCAACAAGTGGTCAAACAAGATTTATTTGTGGTAACTCACCGTTCATTACAGATCCTGAATTACCAACAAATGCTTACTACAGATTATTCGCACGTAAATTTACATTCTTAGTACAAGGTGGATTTGACGGATGGGACATCTATAGAGAGTGGAGAACTAACACGGACGAATTCGAAATCGGTAGAAGAGGGTTCTTACGTGGATCTTGTCCATCAACTAGATACCCTAACGCAACAGGATGGGGAGCATTTAAACAGATTTCTCTTGGTGATGGTACTCAGAATTGGGCGAATTCAGATTATTACGCATACCTATTGGGTCAACAAACATTCGCTAACCCTGAGGCAACAAACATTAATGTATTCGTTACCCCTGGTATTGATTATGTTAATAATAGTAACTTGGTTGAGTCGGCAATTAATATGATCGAATTCAGTAGAGCGGATTCACTTTATGTGTGTACAACTCCTGATTATGATTTGTATTTACCAACAACAACAGGTATTGACGGATTTATTTACCCAACAGAAGCGGTTGATAATTTAGATAACACAGGTATTGACTCTAACTACACGGCAACTTACTACCCTTGGGTATTAACTCGTGACAGCGTTAACAACACTCAAATCTATATTCCACCAACGGCTGAGGTAACAAGAAACTTGGCGTTAACCGATAACATCGCATTCCCTTGGTTCGCGGCGGCAGGTTACACTCGTGGTATTGTTAATTGTGTTAAAGCTCGTAAGAAGTTAACTCAAGAAGATAGAGACATTCTATATGTTGGTAGAATTAACCCAATCGCAACCTTCTCTGATGTTGGTACGGTAATTTGGGGTAATAAAACTCTTCAAGTTAGAGAATCTGCACTTGATAGAATCAACGTTAGAAGATTGTTATTACAAGCTCGTAAATTAATTTCAGCGGTGTCTGTAAGATTATTGTTTGAACAAAACGACGCACAAGTAAGACAGGACTTCTTAAACGCGGTGAATCCAATCTTAGATGCAATCAGAAGAGATAGAGGTCTTTACGACTTTAGAGTAACGGTTTCTTCAAGTCCTGAGGATATTGATAGAAATCAATTGACAGGTAAGATTTACATCAAACCTACAAGATCTCTTGAGTTCATCGACATCACATTCTACATTACTCCAACAGGAGCATCGTTTGAGAATATATAAGATGGTTTATTATTCAAATACAAAGGGGGACGAAAGTTCCCCTTTTTTTATTTATGGTGATATTTATTAATATGAATTACAAAAAAATTGTTAGAGAAGTTATATCTGAGATCATTCACGATCAAATGAAACCTACAATGAAGTATTATGCTTTTGACTGGGATGATAATCTAATGTATATGCCAACTAAAATTTATCTTAAAGACGATAAAGGAAAAAGTGTTGGTATGTCGACGGAAGATTTTGCAGAGTATAGAACCGAAATCGGTAAAGAACCTTTTGAGTATGAAGGACACACTATCGTATCGTTCGATGAGAACCCTTTTAGGGACTTTAATGTCCCGGGTGATAATCAGTTCTTAAAGGACGCGATGAAAGCTCCTACAGGTCCTGCATGGAGTGATTTTGTTGAGGCGGTTAATAACGGATCAATATTCTCAATTATCACAGCTAGAGGTCACACACCTTCAGTTCTTAAAAATGCGGTTTACAATTTAATCAAGAAAAACAAACACGGAATAAGTGAAAAAGAATTGGTTAAAAACTTAAGAAAATATCGAGAGTTGGCAGATGAAGAAGATTTAAGTGATGACGAATTAGTAAGAACTTATTTAGATATGAACAAATATCACCCTGTAAGTTTCGGAGAAGGTTCGGCTACCAACCCTGAAGAGTCAAAAGTAAAAGCAATGAAAGGATTTATGACTTATGTTCAAGACCTTTCTAGACAATTACAAGAAAAGGCATTTATGAAAAACAAGATAAGTAATTACTTTGTACCTAATGTAGGCTTTTCAGATGATGACTTAAGAAATGTACAAGCTATGAAGAAGCATTTTAGTGATGAAGAAGGATTAGATATATATCATACTACTAAAGGAAAGAAAACTAAATATTAATAAATTCTAGGCCTAGTAAATGTATAACCCAAAAAATATTTGAAGTAAATAGAAAAATTTTTATTTCATACTATTTATAATAAAAAATAAAACAAAAGTAAAAAAAAATAGATATGGCTGATTTGTTAATGAAAATGCCGATTCCTTACGAACCGAAAAGAGAAAACCGATGGATTTTAAGATTTCCATCATCACTTGGTATTAATGAGTGGTATGTTGAATCATTCGCAAGACCTAAGATGACTATCGCATCAAAAGAGATTGAATTCTTGAATACTTCAACATTTGTTGCGGGTAGATTTAAATGGGAACCACTTACGGTAAAATTCCGTGACCCGATCGGACCTTCAGCTTCACAAGCGGTTATGGAATGGATTCGTTTATGTGCTGAGTCAGTTACAGGACGTATGGGTTATGCCGCTGGTTACAAGAAAAATGTTGACCTTGAGATGTTAGACCCAACAGGAGTTGTTGTTGAGAAATGGATTTTAGAAGGATCTTTCTTAACAGGATACGATGGAGGTTCGTTAGCTTACAATAGTGATAACATTGCAGGAATCACTTCTACTATCCAAATGGATAGATGTATCCTTGTGTATTGATTTTTTTTAGGTACTACTAAAATATACCTAACCATTTACAATATTGTAAATTCCCATATATTTATATGTATGGGAATTTTTATTTGTAAAATATGTCAAAAAGAATGTGGTAACATTAATTCGTTAAGGTCACACTCCATTCAGAAACATAATATTTCTTCTGAAAAAATTTATCTTAATTACGTTTTAAATGGTGTAAAACCTAAATGTGAGTGTGGTTGTGGTGAAATACCTAGTTTTATATCGGTAGTTAAGGGGTATTCTAAATTCGTCCAATCACACCATAATAGAGTACCCGGTAAAAATAATTACCACAAAAATCCTGAAACTCATCAAAAGGCAATTAAGACCCAAAAGAAAAATTGGGAAGAAGGAAAGTATAAAGGTTGGTGGGAAGATAAAACACCGGAGACAATAAAAAAAATTGAGGGTATTAAGGATAAATTGAAAAACAATAAAGAAAGAGGTAAAAAAATATCTAAAAAATTAAAAGGAAAACCAAAATCTGAGGAATCTAAACGTAAATTATCAATTACTCAAAAGAAAAGATACGAAGGTAACCCACAACTTAGAGAAAATTCATCAAATAAAAGAATTATGTGGTTAAAATCAAAACAATCTAATAAAAAAACTAAATTAGAAATTAAGTTTGAAATGATGTTAAATTTAATTGGTGTTGAATTTGAGATTCAATTTGAATTTAAAAAAAGATTATTTGATTTTAAAATTAAAAACAAAGACATATTAATAGAAGTTGATGGAGATTTTTACCACTCCAACCCCAATACAAAACATTCCGAAATGTTATACGAGTCTCAAAAAATGACAAAAAAAAATGATCTATTTAAAGATGAATTATGTCAAAATCACGGAATAAAATTACTTAGATATTGGGAAAAAGATATAAATGAAAGACCTGAATGGGTCATATCAGAACTTAAGAAAGAATTATCTTTACTATAACTTCGCCACAACTATTATTAAAACAAAAACTATTATGGAGCAAGATATATATGCAGCAGGTCAAGAAGGGTTTAGCCTCCCACACGATGTAATACAATTACCAACGCAAGGGGTGTTCTACAAATCAAAGAAAAAATCAATTAAAGTTGGTTACTTAACTGCGGTGGATGAAAATATCCTTTCAGATTTTGATGGTAGAAAAAATATTACCGAATCAATTATCTTACCTTTATTGCGAAACAAACTTTATGAAAAAGATTTAAGACCTGAAGAACTTCTTGATGGAGATGTTGAGGCTATATTACTTTTCTTAAGAAATACCGCGTTTGGACCTGAGTATAGGTTAACACTTGTTGATCCGAAAACAGAAGAAACTTTTGTTGCGTCAATAATGTTAGATGAATTAAATTACAAAAAAACAGAACACCAAGTAGACGAGAATGGATTCTTCAACACTGAATTACCTGTATCAAAAAGAAAAGTAACTTTAAAGTTATTATCGTTGGCTGATAGAATGGAAATTGAGAGAATCATTAAATCGTATCCCTCTGAAAGAGTTGCTCCGACAATTACCACAAGATTAAACAAACATATTGTTAGTATTGACGGTAATGATGATAGAGTTAATATTTCCACATTTGTGGAAAGTATGCCGATTGGGGATTCTAAATTCATTAGAAAATTTGTATTAGATAATGAACCAAGATTAGATTTAAAAAAAGAAGTTATCGCCCCGTCAGGAGAAAAAGCAGTAGTCGATGTTGCTTTTGGGGTGGAGTTTTTTCGGCCTTTCTTCGCAATATAAGATAACAATTCTTGATGAATTTTATTATTTCTCTAAAATTTTCAGAACTCAATACTCAGAGTTTATGAGAATACCGACTTATGCTAGAAAATATTTGATTAATAAGTTTGTTGAGGAAACCCAAAACAAACAATAAAATATTTATAAGATAAAGAATTACAATGGGAATTGGTAATAGAATTGGTCGGAATAAAAAAGAAGTCGATAAAGCCGAATACGATAAATATCAAAAATGGGAAAAGGAACAAAAAAGTTTCCAAGAAAAATCCCTAAAGTCCAATGACGAATACATTAAAAAATATTCCATTGGTATAGATTCATTACCTAATATTTTTGGCAAGTTAGCCAGTGCCGCAAGTTCTTTCCTTAGTGAAGGGGCTTTAGATGGATCAATACAATTATTGGAGGGACAAGCTCAGGATGTTGCAAATAGTTTTGGTGTTGCAAGAGGTAGGATTGAAGAATTTAAACAAGTTATTGCCGATGCTTCACCTGAATTGGTTAAGATGGGTATTGACCAAACTAAGGTTGCTGAAAATTATGGGGCGATCGCCAAAGAAATGGGCGGTGCTGCTAGTTTGGGGACTGAAGCAATTGTTGAAATGTCCGCAGCGGCAAAAGTGTCAGGTCAAGACGTTGGAAAGTTAGCTCAAGAATTTAGAAATGTTGGTGTCTCAATGTATGATGTTGGTGACCAAATGAAGGAAGTTGCTAATTACGCTAGAAGTGTTGGTGTTTCGGTAAGTGCGGTTTCTGCGGGAGTTGTTGGGAATTTAGGTAAATTAAACACGTTCAACTTCGACGGAGGTGTTAACGGGCTAGCTAAAATGGCGGCTCAAGCATCTCGATTAGGGATTGATATGGGTAAAGTATTTAAGATTGCGGACGATTTGTTCTCACCTGAAAAGGCAATTGATATGTCTGCCGCACTACAAAGATTAGGGGTAACAAGTAGTGGATTACTAGATCCGTTAAGAGCGATGGATATGGCTCAAAATGACCCTCAAGCCTTACAAAATGAAATTGTAAACATATCAAAAGAATTTACCAAATTTAATGAGCAGACAGGTAAGTTTGAAATAATGCCAGGGTCAAAAAGAAGATTAAGGGAAGTCGCTGAGGCTATGGGTATGACCGCCGAAGAATTGGCGGGAATGTCAATTAAGGCTGCCGATTTTGATAAAAAAATGTCACAAATTAAAATGCCGAATTTTGCTGAAGGAGATAGTGAAACTAAAGAATTAATTGCGTCAATGGCTCAAATGAAAGGTGGTGTTGCTACGATTAACGTTAAAGATGAAAAAACTGGTGAGGTTACCTTAAAACAAGTTGACCAACTAACCCCTGAAGATATTGAAAAATTAAAAAATTCACAAGCGGAACAAGGAAAATCAATTGAACAACTAGCTGTTGACCAATTAACTCAATTACAACAAATAAACGCTGGAATAAGTGGGGTTGAAACATCATCTAAATTTGGTGTTGCAACAAGTGAACCAATTGAAAAATTATACAATGCGTCGATGGAAATGCAAAGAGGTATTGTTAAAACTTATTCAGAAAAAACAGGAACCAAAGATTTTAGAGATGTTGGTAATCAAATCACTCAACCTGTAGAGGACTATATATCTGCTAAAATAAAAGGTGATGAGAAGGGAGAATCTGCCGCTATAGATAATTTCCTATCAACTATGGTTAAATTTGAGCAGGAACAAAAAGAAAAACAACAAAATTATTTTATGGAAGCGGTAAAAAGTGTTCAAGATAATTTTAAAGCAAGTTATGATAAGCCAAAAGAAGTTAAAACAACTTCAGATGTTAATATGAATTGGAAAATTGATGTTAGTGGTAATGCCGATGGTAAAACTAGAGAGGAAATATATAGAACGTTGGATGAAAGAATGAAAGATCCTTCGTTCCTTGCTGAATTTAAAAAACTATTGGGAGGTGGAACAGCACCAAGTGCAACCACGGGTGGTAAAAATCAATGATAATATACTATTCAAAAAAATACCCTATCATCTATTTATAAAATAAAAGTATGGCTGAAAGTTTTTTATCGTTTGATAATTCAGAATCGTTTAGACAAAAATTGTTAGTTAGGAATCTAACACCATACAACGTGCCAGGAACCTACACTTCACCGGGTAATCCAATTAATTATGAAACCAACCTTACGGTAAGTAATGTTATTGATTCACCTAATAATTTAGTATCTACTAATATATTTGCAACTGACCTATATCCATTGAATGAATATGGACCTGAAGGTGGTTTTGGAGATCCTATTGGTGTTAATAGTGTTGCGTCAACTAATAATCCCGAAGGTACTAATCAAGGTCCATACCAACCGATCGATACGGCTTTAGATGTGATTAACGAATTCTTTATTGAATCTGCTTATGTTACAAATAAATGGGGACCTGAAGGTGGATACAAAGATTTAATTATTATAACAGACATCCAAAATGGTGGTAACATTTATCAACCATATTGGGATCCAGGGTATTTCAACTACTCGTCTTACCCAACATTTAACATAGTATTCCAAGATGATCCTATTGGGTCTAACGGACCTTTGTCGTCCGATAGTTTTTTAGCTAAAATCGGAGCGTCTCAATTAAAATTTGCGTTTAACGAAAGAGTTTCTCAAGAAATACAACAAGCGACAATAGGTGCGATTAATCTTGATACGATTAGTGATCCCTTTTCTGCGAGTTTATTAGCGACAGGACAACAACCTTTCTTTATTAGAAATTGGAAAATTACGGTTCCTGAGAATCCGGTACTTGCTGCGGTATCATTAGCAAATAGATTAACGGGAACATATTTCCCCGTTTCTTTTATTCCTGGTGATTATTTTGATGACGACAACCCAGTTAATAAACCACAAACCGAAGCGGCTCTTGGGGTTGCAAATAATTTAACGGGTGGGTTATTAGCCCCTATAATGAATAGGTACCGTAACCCTTCTGAAGTTTTTGTTGCAAATACAGGGAACGGACAAAGATCTGCTTTATTCTCGGCACTTGATTATAACCTTTATAGACCGGCATACAATCGTGGGATTATTGGTGGTCTTATTGCTGGTGCTTCAGCCGCGGTTAATAGATTATTTAACCAAGATAAGGCACAATCTTCAGGATATTACGTAGGTAGTGAAAATGCTGAACCATCTCAAATAGATAGTCCACCAAATCAAGTACCTGTAAATCAGTTCGGAGTCCAACAACAAACAATTGTTTATGGACCACAAGAATTGGCGATACTATATGAAGGTAATGAAAGCTCAATTAATTTTGGTTTAAAAGGTAGATCATATACTGACGGAGGTGGAACCTCAGGTCAAATGGTTTGGACTTCACCAAAATATAAAGGTAATGCAGGATTTAGAGCAACTCAAGGTGGTGGTGCTGGTAGTTTAGATGACGATTTTAATCAGATATCTGCCGACTACTTAAGATACCAATCTACTGACGTTCCGTTCAGACCGGGATCTATTCTATATGAAACTCAAAGATTAGTTGATTCTGCGGACCAAGTTCAGGGACAGGCGAGATTAAAACACGTAGGGACGGCAATTAACCAAGTGTCTAAGGTGTTTAACGACGGATATAAGGAACTAACTAAAGGTTCTCAGGTATTATCGTATGTAAATCAAGCCGATGGAACACAAGCTGGTTTAGAGTATTGTAGAGTGTTCCAAAAAGATACACCATATTATACTTACGCTGATTTACAAAAATCAGATGGTATTACAACTTCTGGTAGAAGATTTGATTATTCAGTATTGGATAACACTTACAACTTAAACATTGCGCCATTAAGAAACCCGGGGTCAACAAACATTGTTGATGGTAAGGTTAAGAAATATATGTTCTCAATTGAGAACTTGGCTTGGAGAACTTCAGATAGACCTGGATTCACTTATGATGATTTACCTGTTTGTGAGAAAGGACCGAATGGGGGTAGAGTTATGTGGTTTCCACCGTACAACTTAAAATTTAGTGACGACTCAAAACCCGACTTTAATGCGACTAACTTTATTGGTCGACCTGAACCAATTTACACTTATAAAAACACAAGTAGATCTGGTCAGTTAAGTTGGACAATTATTGTTGATAACCCATCTATGTTGAATACGATCATTGAAAAACAAATGAAAGGTATTAACAAAGACAGAGTACAAAGTGTTGTTGATTCATTCTTTGCTGGTTGTATGAAATATGACCTATATGAATTAGGGATTAAATTTAACACAATACCATCTAAGGATTTATTTACGTATCAACAAATATTAAATAACCCTAGATTAACCACAGAAGAACAAGTGCAAGTATTGCAAAGTATTCCAGTGAATGAGGAAACTACAAACGATGGTAAGTCTGAAGGTGCCGATGGGACTCCAAATACTACCGCAGTTGGGACACAAACCGCACAAAATGTTGAGTATGTTGAAACTGATTTAAGTGGATATGTTGGGTATGGTTTTTATTTTGAAAATGATATACCAAAAGGAAACCCTTCTTCTGTTGCGGCATCACCATTTAACGTATATTACAATAGTTACATTGGTTTAAAAAACACAACATATGCGGGGTCTAAACCACCTGCCGAAGTTAAATCAGGCTCTGACACATTTACTAAAGGGGGTATACCAAATTTCTTTGATTCTGTAATTACAGGAAACTTTAACTTAATTGAATCCGAATTGATAAAACAAAAGATAGATGAGGTATTAGTTAAAAAAGGTGGTAAAATAGAAATTGAACTAGTTGGTTCCGCATCGGCACCTCAAACGGTTTCATATAACCAAAAGTTATCTGAAAGAAGAAATGATTCTGTTAAAAAATGGTTCTTAAGTCAAAAATTATCTGATGGTAAAACTATAGAACAATACCAAACTATGGGTAGTTTTAAAATTATCTTTAATGCGAATGGTGAACAATTAGTAATACCAAAAACTAAAGAACTTGCTTCCGCAACAACTGAGACTAATGATATTAGTGTTACTAACGCTCAAGGGGGTAATGTTTTAAGTGCAAGTATAAATTGTAGTCAAGATATTGTTGCAATAAATTCTCAAGGTCAACCTATACCTGATCAAAATTCACCTAATGAAGCGCAATGGTATAGTATACCGGCGATGGCTTGTAGGAGAGTTGCAATTCAAAGAATAAAGGCTGAAATACCTAAAGAACAAACAACCACAACAACTACAACTCAAGTACAAAAACCTAAGGTGGATAACGTCGCAAACGTGTTAACACAACAAACCCAAAGTATTAAACCTGAAGCTAAAATAACGATACAACAAAAAATTAAAGAGGGGATATCTAAACAGATATTAAGAAACCTATTTACTGAATGTGACTATTTCCAAGTGATAAAGGAAACGGATCCTATGGTGTATGAAACTATAAAGGATAAAATTAAATTCTTTAGTCCTGCGTTTCACTCTATGACACCTGAAGGTTTGAATGCTAGATTAACATTCTTACAACAATGTACTAGACCTGGTCAGACCATTCCTATTATAGGACCTGATGGTAGGCCAAAATATAATGACGCGTTAAATACGTCATTTGGAGCACCACCGATATTGGTGTTAAGAATTGGTGACTTCTATAATACTAAAATAGTACCAACTAGTTTAGCAATTAGTTATGACCCACTTACTTTAGATTTAAACCCTGAGGGGATCGGAGTCCAACCGATGATGGCAAACATAAGTATGTCATTCAATATAATTGGAGGTATGGGGTTGAAAGAACCCGTACAAGAATTACAAAATGCCCTATCATTCAACTATTACGCCAATACAGAAATATACGATGAGAGAGCAACTGCAACGGAGGATACTAGTAAAATGGACCAATATGTTGTTGAAAAAATAACAAGTGCTTTACCAACATTAAGTTCGGAAAAGGCGGATCAAGTAAATAACATACAACCTAAAAAAGGTGGTAGTACAATTGGTGTTATTGCTAGTAATACCGATATGGATTACACAACGGTACTTGGATCCCTACAAGAAGGGATGCAAGGATACTTTAAATCTTATTATGACGCGATTAATAAAATTAACACTGACTATAATTTTGGTGTTTTACAAATTGCGTTAAAAAATAGAAATTACACTAATGGTGTATTGTCTGAGTATACCGCAGATAAGGTTGAAATTAATCTTTATGGTAAAACAAACTCATATCAAGAATATGTTGAGAATTTAATTAAAGACGTTAAGAAGGATATTGAAGGTAATAAAGACCCAATACTTAATGGTTTAACCAATATGACTAATAAACAAAAACGAGAATTGGAAGATAAGTTACAAAATTACGCAACTCAAAGACAAACACCGATTTTAGATGTCATATTAAATAATACCGCAAATATTACAAAGGTTGAAACGGAATTAAATTTTGTGTTTAGACAATTAGATGTGGTTGCATCAAAATTAGATGGTGAATTAGGTTCTAACAACGAACCTGTTACTTATGATTTAAGTGGTGACACGTTCTTTGGGTCATCAACAACCGATGGATCTTTATTGAAACTTTATACTAAAGATGTTCCCGACGCAATTAAAGTGTTTGAAGATTTATTATTAAAAAATCAAGTAACATCCAAAGACGGATTTTTTCAAACTAAAAGCTCAACCATTGAAAACGGAACAGGGTGTAAGTATGTGATTAATGGTGTTGATTTCTTTGGTACTGGTAATGGTAATTGTCCGTATAATAGATTTTATATTGCAATGTCGCCTTTATTTACAAAATCCGACTCACTAACACAATTAAAAAATGATTTAACAAGCGGTGAAGAAGTTAAAAAATCACCTAATTTGGTTGAACAAATAAATAAAGCTTGCGATAATTGGGCGGGTGAATGTAATAAATTCCAAAAAGTATGGACAGACATTTTTGATGTTATTGCAAAATCACCTGAGTACGATACGGTATCTAAATTTAAATTACCTGACAACCAAATAAAAATCTGTCAATACGTTAAACCCGCAACAAACGATTTAAATACCAAGAATAAAAGGATTAAAGATCTGTATTCAAACGCAAATTTAAATAACGATAAAAAAACCTTTAATGGTAAAGTAACTTTTAATTAACTATGGCACTACAATATTGGAATAGATATACTAACTTTTTAATTAATGGAGAGCAAAATGTTGTCCCGTATGTTGCGTTACCATCTAAAAGTTCAGATAAGAACTACATTTATATAATCAGTCAATCTAGGTTAGATAAGATATCACAACAATTTTACGGGTCACCATATTTTGGATGGTTAATACAGGCTGCGAATCCACAATATTCAGGTAGTGAATATGCTATTCCGGACGGTGCGGTACTTACAATCCCATATCCTTTAGTTGCATCACTACAAGATTATAAAAATTCTTTAGATAATTATTTCTTCTATTATGGCAGATAACGGTGAAAATATTTTAGTAGAGTTTGATTATGATAATATTACCCTTATTGATCCGAATAAATTAGTTGACGAACAAGGTAATGTTAAAGATAGATTAGTCAAACAAGAAGATTTGGTGTATTACGCCAATCTTGAGTGTAACGTATTGCCAAGAACAAAACTTGCGGTTGGATCCGCAATGAATGATTCTCAGAGAACTATCTCTGTTGGTAAGATCAACTTCTTAAACCCGGGTAATAAAACCTTTATGGATACCGCTTGGAGTGATGAGTTGACAGGTAAAGGTACTTTACAAGGTAAGGGAGTTAATCAGGTTAATCAAACGTCCGTTAAAAACCCGAACAAATCAGATGATTATTACATAACACAGAACACATATTCAAACGGAACACCAGGCGCTGTTGATAATGGATTTTTAGGTATGAAAAATATTAGATTATCTATTGGAACAGATTTTTTACCTGTTATTGATGTTGAATTGGAGGATGTTAAAGGTAGAGCATTATTTGAGGGTGGAAATAATTCACCATACTCTGCGTTCTTCCAACTTCCGTATCCCCAATTTACGTTAACCTTAAAAGGTTATTATGGTAAGGCGGTTAAGTTTCCTATAATGCTACAATCATTTACGTCAAAATTTAACTCCTCAACACACAATTTTGAGATATCGTTAAAGTTTTACGGGTACAAATACACATTATTATCGTATGTTAATTTTGGATCGTTAATGGCGGTTCCACATATGTATAACAATGTTGTGAACCAAACGCAAGCAACTGTAACTCAAGGGACAACAACAAACGATTCAGCAGCTCAAGCCCCAACGATCGTTAGTAGAGGATTCCAAAAAATGAAAGAGGTTTACTCTAATTATAAATCAAAAGGTTTAATACCCGATGACTTCCCTGAAATTACGTTAAACCAACTAAACTTTAGATTACAAACATTTATTAACACAATCTTAAATGACTTTTCTAAAGAGAATTTGGGTGTAATGACTGAGATGACAAATTATGTTAATTCATTATTAAGCTATCAACAAAAAGTTTTTGTATATAACTCATCTTGGTTTAACACTTATATGGATGCTAAAACACCTATAGTTTTAAAGAGTGGTCAAAAAGTTTTTACATTTAAACCAAATTTGGATGCTCAAAAACAACAAACCGCTTTAACGGAATTGGATGGGTTGGTAAAAGACAATAACGCTAAATTAAATGAGAATAGTGTTTTTGGGGTAAATGGTTCGTATACCGTAGGTGGTAAAACTATACAATCGAAAATAGACGTTCCTATTAAAATGTCTACGTTTACTAAGACCGAAACTTTATCTAACATCGATTTGGAGAAAACGTTTAGGTCTCAGGCGAATTCACCTAAAGGGGTGATATCACCACCAAACACACCGGCTAGCGGTTTAACTCAAACGGACCTTGCTTACATACAATTTAAAGCTACTATTGAAAATACCGTCAAACAAACTAATGGTGTATTTTACTTTTTTGAAGGTGAAAAATCATTTATGACTATCACCGATACTATTGGTAAATCCGCAGGAACATTTAGAACCCAAATAGAACAACTAATTACCGAAAGTTTGGCATCTAAATTTAACTCACAAGGTGAGGGTAGTTTAGGTTTCGTACCTTCAATAAGGAACATACTTGCGGTTTTCTATTGTCAAGGTGAAGCGTTTTTACGTTTACTTGATGACGTTCATAAAAAAGCTTGGGACAAAAGAGAGGATCCATATCGAAGAGCCGCAATATTCGGGAACCAAACAACGGCACCTAGTGTTGATGTAAAAAGCTCAACACAGAATAACGAACCAATTTATCCGTGGCCTCAAGTTATACAGGAAACGGTTGGTGACGATAACAAAGAAAAATTCCAAGTAATTTATCCGGGAGCTCAAAATGTGGCATCCGCTTATAGAGCTTATAATCCTGAAATTTGGCCTGAGGTTGAATTTGTGGAACAATTTATAAAAGGGTACACCCAAAGACAAAATGATGCGGATAAAAAAGGGGCGGAATTTAATGAACTTAGCGGACAACCGTCAAGAGTATCGTTAAATGCAATAGAATTCCCTGTTTCAAATGAAGTATTCCAAAACAAAGAAGAGTCAAAATACTTTTATGAAATTTATGAAAGATTGTTACTTAATTCATATTATAGTAGATTAAATAGAAAATCAGGTTATGACCTTAGTATTTATCAAGCCGAAGCGGATGATGAGGCTGTTAACGTATTAAAAAGTTTAGGTCAAGATAATCCATTCCTTACAAAAACAATAAAAGAATATTTGTTAGATGGTGCGAATTATTTACCATTCTTAAGACACATATCTAATCAAGGTCAAGGTGAGAGTTGGCAAAGTTTTATAAAGGGAGATTTTGTTACATCATATATTAAAAATGATGTTAACAACCCTAACGTATTATTTAATTCTGACATACTAACATCAACCCAATCACAACCAAACGCTTCGATTGCAAACCAAAGTAATTTGGTTAATTTGGAACAATATTTTAATGGATCATCGTCTAACCAATTTCAATTTGGAGATATGTATCCTATCACTGATTTAAGTTGGGATAAGAAAAATTTAGCGAATGGTAAATCATTGAATAACGCTAACGAGGCGTTTGATACCAAAGAAGTATTAGAATATAATGATATCCAAAAGACAATTACTAACTTTAGTAATGACACGGAGGATAATCAAAAGAGACCATTTACATATTTTAACTTTTTAAATTTAGAGGTTACACCGGATACATCTAACTTAAAAACTTTTTACCAAAACAGAGGACTTGATAGTCAACTTGTAACTGAAGGAAATTTAAATTATACTGACTACACAAATTATCTTGTTGAGAGTCAAACAACCTCGATGTTAAACACACCTTATTTTATAAATGCAATACAACAAGGTGTATTTAATTTCAGATACAAACAAAATGACCCATACCCATATAAGGTTGCGGCTTATTATTTGTTAAATAGTTTGCCTTTAGCTACTTTACGTGAAAAGTATAAAACATATGATGGGCAATCAACAACTGATTTAAGTTATATTTTATCAACACTTAAAAAGTTTGGTGCGGTTCATAAATTACCATATTCTTGGATTTTAAAATATGGTTCCATTTGGCATAGATACAAAGTTAAAAACAAAACAGGTCAGGATATTTTAGATGAAACGTGGACCGACTTTAATTATTTAGGTAATTGGGATCCTGGATTCTCATCATCTACAAAATCATATAATTTAACAATTGATGGTAATCAGAAAAATTTAGTATTAGATAGTACAACAGGACAACAACCATTTACCGATATTAATACAGGGTTTTACCCTCAATTAGTTGACGACTTCAACGTGTTCCTACAAGGGTTAAAACTTTTCAGTGGTCAAACACAAGTTGGCGGTAACGCAACAATACAGAGTATATCGGGTAATTGTAAGGTTTATACCGTAACAGGAGAATGTTCTTGTTTAGGAAGTGTATTATCTGTTAGTTCAATTACTAATAACTATATATCAATAGGTAGAACAATTTCGATACCTGTTGGAAATGTTAATGTTAATTTAGTTGTAACGGGATATGGTCCTAACACAACAGGTGGTACAGGAACATACAATGTAACCCCAAGTTTTACATCAACAACCACAAACTTTATTTTAGGGAGTTACATTGATATAAGTGGGTTAACACTTAACGCGTTAGGATCTGGTAGTGTTTTAACTGGATCATCAATTAGTTCACCAATAACAATATCAAGTCAAATTAAGGGGGTTGCTAATTCAAATGGAACATATAGATTATCATCCTTATCACCAAATGCGACATCTAACTTCATAGTATTAAATTCGCCATTACAGGTTAACTCAATAGATAGTAATGTTTTAACAAGTGGTTCGATAATTAATGGACCAAACTTAAATGGTGATATTTCCATTATAAGTCAACTTTCTGGGACTACAGGTGGGATTGGTTTATATATTGTAGCAACGGGACAAACCCAATCTACCAATTCACCATTCGTTGTCCAAAACCAATACATACAAGGAATTGGATCGGCAGCGATACAACCACTTTTAGATAGTAAAAAATTGATAATGTTTAACACAACAAACTCAACAATTTTTGAAACGCCAGGATTTGACCCTAATAACAGCCAAAGAAGTATGAGAGTTTCTCCTTGGTCTGTAGTTGTTAGAACCAATGACGAATCAGGATATTATGTCTTACCATCATTTGGAACTAACGTTAATCAGGCAAAAGGTGAGGCATTTAAGAATGGAACAATGAAGGTTGAGTTATCTAATAACAACTCGATGTATAATGGTACGGTTAGATTATTCTGGAACGCACCACAATATGGTTGGTTTGATAATTCCAAAATAAAGAAAAACGATCCATTAACTTATTTAAAAGAAATTTTAAACGAACAAAAAAATCAACAAAACTTTTTATTAAGTGGTGATGATAGTTTATATACTAATTTTGAGGAATTGTTTACAACATTTAATACTCAAACATTAGATTATTTTGAATCTGAATTTTTAAATTTCAGTAGATCAATATATGATTATGTTGATACATTACCTGAAAATACAACAACAACAAATGATTTGTCGGTTCAGAAAAACCCTGATGGTAGTGTGGGATCATTATCCCAAAAAACATTTAAGAACTTTCACTCACTTATGAGGGAGTTATTAAAAGTACAAACACCAACAGGAAGTTCACCTGAGACAAAGTTAAGTGAATTAATAACAAGTCAGAATACTCAATTCCAACAAACATTAACATCATTTATGAATTATGATGTTGTGTTTAAATACGGAAACCCAACAGAGTTTGATAGAAGATTATATTTAACATTCTCAACAAGATTTTTGGAAGACCCATATAATTATGGACCTTACGAACAAGGAACACTCCCACCAAATGTGAGCTTATCTGGGTCTAAACAACAAAGTCCGGAAACTTGGAAAGCTTTATTGTATTATGTTGGGGAATCATCAATACCTGAATTAACCTATAAAAATAGTGGATCATATATAACTGACTTCTTTATTGATCTTAACGTTCAGTTTAACGAGAAAAATGTTAAAGATTTTGCACCACTTATAAAAGTTTACGCTTCGGAAAAATTAAAGAATAAAAATCTTAATTTAACTTCGTTTTATACTTTAATGGATAACTATATCATTGAATCCGATAACTACATAAATAATGTCATTAATGTGATGTTACCTATGGTAAGAAAAGAATTACCAAATGTATTAGTTACTCAAGATTCTTCAGATAATAGAGCAGGGTTAGAAGCGGGTTTCACGGAACAAACAAGAACTGAATTATGGGAAACATTTAAAGCCCTTAACGATACTTGGATTGCGGGATTTGATTTTGAAAATAAAACACTTTTTGAAGATGTACTTTTAGTAGATAGAGCGAGTAGAAATGTGGGAGACAAGATTATCGTTGACATTTTCCAAATACAAACTTTAATCAAAGATGGTAGTTATAAGAACACATTGTTGGATATGATCACAACGATTTTAGTTCAAAACAATTTCCAATACTTTATGTTACCAGCATTTGTTAATTTCTATAATGTGCAAGACGCTCAAAAAAATCCAACACCTAGACCTGACGGAAGTTTAGAATTTGGTGACACATTGTTCGGAACTTTCTTAAATGTTGATTATAGACAGAGTTCTCCGAAATTTCTTTGTTATTACGTTAACAAACCAAGTGAACACTTGGATATGAAAGACAATATTGATTATAGATATCGTGATGATGCATTTGATTTAAGAAGAGCAAGTGATAATCCACTACAGGAAAGTCAGTCGGGTAAAATTGATTGGGATAAATCAAATAAAGTTGTGGGATTCAACGTTGACATAACAAGACCAAATCAACAAATATTTAAAAGTTTTAACGTATCCCAAAATCCTGGTAAACCAACTTCAGAATCTTTAGAGATGTTAAATCAAATGGCAAACTTAGGTGGTAATAGAAGGTCAACAACCCAATCCGCCTCATTATATAACATCTATAAAAATAGAAGTTATGAGTGTCAAGTGGATATGATGGGATGTGCGTTGATACAACCATTAATGTATTTTAACATTAGAAACATACCTATGTTCTCAGGACCATATATGATTACTAAAGTAACTCACGAAATTTCCGATGGGGATTTTGTTACTAACTTTACAGGTGTTAGACAACCATTCTATAGTTTACCAAAAATTGATAATTTCTTACAAACATTAAACATTAAGATATTGTCAACAATACAAACTAAGATACAAGAAAGAGAAAAAGCTGAAAGATCAAAATCTGAAAATGTTATCGCACAAAAAGATAATGTTTTGGCTAATCTTAAAGCTCAAGATACCTTGACTAAAAACCAAGATTGTTTATCAAATATAAATCCTAGATACAACAAGTATGTTGGAATTGATATACCTCAACAAACCTCAGTAACAACAAAAGAATTATTTAATGAAATAAAAAGTGAGTTATTAAGTAGAGGGTATTCACCAACTGGTGTGACAACATATGTGTTGGCAGAAATTGCGTTTACGTTTA